CAGAACCAGCCTACTAACCAGTATGGTACAAAGGCCGGCCCGGGATCTAGAAAAGACTAATTACAGCAGGTGCCGTTATGGCAAAACTCACTACAAAGAAGAGGAAAAGACTACCAGATTCAGCATTCTGCGGCCCAAATCGCTCGTTCCCGGCTCATGATTGCAGCCATGTAAAGGCTGGCCTATCACTGTTGGGAAGGTATAAGGGCCCCGGGAGTAAGGCAAGCATACGAGCATGCCTTTACAGAAAGGCGAAGAAGATGAACTGCTTCAAGTCTGATTCAATAGCTATGGCAGAAACTAGTGTCCTCATAGAGCTTGTAAAGATGTATGAGGATGATGCAATAGGATTTGCTGACATAGCATCCTTGGTATCGGAAATGTGCAATGGTAAAGTACTACCTAAAGATATGTCCAACATATTGGTTATGATGGAGAAGGGATATGTCGAAAGGGGTTTTTCCTTATTGAATAAGCTTTTGGCGGGATAATAGGCTTCTGCAGTAATCCCGTTGTACACTATCACATAGATAGTATAAAATATAACTTTACTAATGAGGTATTATTATGCGCCTGAGTATATTCAATTATGGTTTGGATCCTAACGCTACAGTCCCAAGGGCGGCCAAAGCCGAGGATGACAAACTAGTATCCCTGGCTGAAGAAGTCATAGAGAAACATAACTTTGGTAAAGGTGCTGTAGTAGTATCAGAAGCATTTCATACCGGATTACCTAACTTCAACAAGAGAATTTACATGGAGAAGGGTATGAAAGAGGCAGTAAGCACCTTTTATACTCCCCATATCACTCCATTTCTCATGCATCATGAGATGGGAGGTGGTAGTTTTCTTTCTGATGGTAATCCTACTCTGATATCTGTAGGTTCAAACTTGTTTGCGGCTTACTATAGGAAGAAAACCGAGACGGCCACTGGACTAGCTTCTGGGTATGGAAAGGTAGCCACCTTTGTACCAGAAACTTCCAAAGTTGGCGAACAGAGTGCTATAGACGCACTACAATCTCGGAGACTTCTCACTGTTTCTATAGGTGCAAAAGTAAACGACAGTGATTATAGATGTTCCATATGTGGCCTATCCAGGTATGATAGCGAGTGTGCTCATACACTTGGAGAAGAGTACGATAGTGAGATATGCTACGCGGAAGTGTATAACCCGTTGTTTAGAGAGTACTCTGTCGTGTATAATCCATCTGACATCAACGCTATTATACGAAGAGTTGATGTTATGGAAGGCGAAGATAAGAATGATCAGAGGCAAGAAATAGACCAGAATCCTGCTATGGGATATATAAATATCTACGATAGTGTAGGAAAGAGGTTTTACCCATCTGCTTCTACAAGTACAAAAGAAGGTGGTGATACGATGAGTGATACTAAACCCACGGCATCCGAGATTGATAAGCTTTTGGTACAATATCAAGAGACAATAAAGGCAAAGGATGCTATTATAGCAGACAAGGACCTTGTTATTTCCGCTCTAGCAAGGGCTTTAAGTGACAAACTGAGTGCGGAAGTTTCTATTCCCGATGAAGACATAATTCCTGAATCAGATGACACTGATGAAACGGATCCCGGGGATGAAGAGGAAACTACCGATGATGGTGAGCCTGAAGGAGACGAGACTCCTGAAGAGGAGCCAGCAGACGAGGAACCAGCGGGGGAAAGTGACGATCCTCCTGAAGGAGAAACCGATTCTGATGGTAGTGATACAGATGAGACTGGTAATAGAGCCGATGGCTCTCCAGATAACGGCCAGCCTGGTGAGAGCTCAAGTGCGGGTGTAGCTACTGATACGGCTGAAGAGTCGGATCAGGCCGGACAAACTCAAGAGGCAGCTCCTCAATCAGAAACACCTGATGAGGGCGACGGCAGTACAGATACTAAGGCACCTAGTGTCAAGAGTGTCAGGGAAATGCTGTTAAGTGGGCGCTTTTCGAGGCAACTTCCACCGACCAGCAGACCCAAGGGACTCCCTAGGAGACCCATAACGGTTGCCAAAGCAGCCGAATAAACCAATAAAGTCGAGGTGAAGACATGAGTTCAGATCTCTTCTACAATCCGACTGGTAGCGACTTTACCGGCAAGCTTCCTATGAAGACTGTCAGTAAGCTTGCATACCTTGACAGTATTGAAGACCTTTACAGATACAATGGAGAAGTATCAGTAGGTGCATATTATCCTGTTAGGGTTCTCCCCTCGGTGTCTATTGATTTAGATGCTGAGTGGCCGGTAGTTATGCCTGCGGGAACAATCGTAAGCGTTGTTCCTATAAAGGATGCTCTAGGTTATACAGCGGATGATAATGAGTCTGGTATTCGTCAGAGCGGCACAGTTTATGTATCCATAAGTGCAATCGACAGCACAGCTTTGGAAAAGAATATTAATTTCCTCTATACCAAAGAAGTGGCTGGGTTGCTGGTGCCAGCAAATGGCGGAACTCAGACGAACGACGCATACACTGACGATTGCGGGACATATGGTATTCTCACAATGTCTGGGACTGTTGCTGAAGCTGGTGATACGTTCACCAGAGCGGCAAACTATCCAATAGGCATTGTCAACAACTCAGTGTACGCAGACATGAGGTACAGGTACCTCAACTATGACGCTAGGCAAGGAAGTAACAGTCAGGCTGTTGCTCTGGACGGCGTTATCACAATTCCATATATCACAATATATGGTGCTGGTGTTACAGACACAGTTCTCGCGGCCGTAAGAACAGCTGTTGATGCAAAACATCAATATGCATGGTTCACTGGTGCAGATGCTGACACTGTAAATGCCTACATCAAACCTGGTTGCTTCTTGATGCCAGACATCAAGGGTAAGTTCACCAACTATGATTCGGTTGATGAACACCAGAAGTTTGCAAAGATAATCGAGACCAAACACAGGGTCCCATGGGCTCTTGATGAGTTGATAGACTCGATTCCTAATTCTGGCATGAAGGGTACAGATACTGGCGGTCTTAAAGCCAGGATGTATCATTTCATCAAACAGATCCTGACTCAAACAGCAGTCAAGGGTGCCACTTATGCGGCTGTAAAGGCCAACCAAAAGAGCATTCTCCATACTGCTGTACTAACTGACACCGCCAACGTCACGATTGCCATAGGCATGATGGATGTTGCGTTCGGTAGCTTGAAATAAGAGAGATAAGGGGGTAATCATACAATGAGAAACGTAAAGGCTAACAGCCCATTGCGCCACGTCGAATCCTATGATCCGAACAAATCTCTCGAGAGAGCGGAAGCCAGTCTTGAAAAGGAAGGGTATTGTGTTAAAGACGAAAACGGCGAATACACCGACGAGTTCGTCCGCAGCGTTACAGAACGTGACGCAGCTGACATAAACGAGATCCTTAACGCTTTCGCTACAGGCAAGCTAGCCGGAGAGAATGTGACGCTCAAAGAGATCATGACCTCTGTGGATTTCCCGCAGCTGTTCTATGCAGCTACAGAAATCCTTATGAAGAGCAGGATAGTCCCGGATAGACTTATATCCAGGAACCTTTTCGAAACAATTCCCTACGCAGGTAACGCGATCAACGTAACGATCAGGACCCTGGGTGGAGTAGAAGTTGAGGAAGTTCCGGAAGGATCTAAGTATCCCGAAACCTCTAGTGCTGTTTCTGACCAGGCATTCAGGATCTACCTGGAAATCAAGAAATATGGTGCTAAGGTAGCAGGAACAAGGGAACTCCTTGAGTCTGACAACTGGGGAATATTCGCCTACACAGTGAAATCCCTGGCAGATGAGCTCCTTAACAAGAAAGAGGCCCTCTGTGTTAAGATGCTGAATGAAATGGCAGGGCATACCCTTAAAGACAATGCAGACGCTGCAAATGTCCAGCTGGGTTCCTGTACAGGCCGCGGCATTGACGGTGCCCAAAATGGCGCCCTCGGTTTAGATGACATCATGGAAATCCTGGCATGGATGGAATGAGGGGGTATATGATAGACACTATCATGATACACCCATTCGCATGGGCTCTATGGGCTCGTGATACCGAGATCAGGGAAGTCATGATGGGTAATGGTGTAACCTACATTCCTCAGGGTGGACCAGCTCCTGGCTGGGATCCAATGCCATGGGGTTCGCTAGGTCAGCCATGGAGTAAGTACGGTGGAGCTGGAACACAGTCCCTTACGCCTGCAGCAGCTAATGCAGCCGGCGCTTCGAGCTGGAACGCTCCTGATTCACTGTATGGCAAGCTCGGTATAGGCACAGGTTATGCATGGCCTAACCTGACTCCTTTCGGAGCTACATACTACACTACTCCAAAACACGTTGATCGTCCTTTCAAGATCCTTGTTACTCCTCTGGTGCCTTACTACCAGATATCAGGAGGAAGCAGGGCCGGTAAATATGCGTGCAATATCGTGTTTGCTGACTCGAGAAAGTGCGGTCTTATACTGCAGAAAGAGAATCCAACCATGGAACAGTGGGCAGATATAGAGAGAGAAATCAACTATATCAA